CCGGTTACGCCAGCCGAGGCCGTATAACTAATAACCGTCCTGATTGTCCCGTCGCCACCACTAATAACGCCGCGCACATCTAACTTGCTGACAGGACTCGTCGTCCCGATGCCGAGGTTGCCGGAGGAGTCGAGGCGCATGCGTTCTGTGCCACCTGAGCGATAAACATAAGCACAGGCGGCTACTCCAGTAGCATCAAAAGTAATCAGTCTATTTGGTTCATCACCACCAATATCAAGAAATACTCCATTTGCGCCGTTGAGTACACGAAATCTAGCAATGTCTGTTTCAACTGCTGAATTTGTTTCAACATGTAGTTTTGCAGCAGGCGAAGTCGTCCCGATGCCGAGGCCCGTCGTGGTGAGGCGCATTTGTTCTGTCGCGCCGTTTGCTTCAAAAATCAACTCTTTCGAGTTGTTTCCATAAAAACCAGCAAGGTTGCCAGTCGTCCCGTTTCTAAAACGAAGAATGGCATTATTGGTTGTTGAGCCTTCTAAATTTGTAACAGCATTGCCAGTTGCAAAAAGACTAAGTGTTTGCGTTCCATCAAAGGTCAGCGCACTACCACTCGTCGCTACCTTGCTGCCGTTGAGGTAGAGGACTCCGTTGGCGGTGCCGCCCGTAAAGGTAGGCGTGTTCGTAAATGAAACAGCTTGGGAAGCCGAGATCGAGATCGCCGTGGTCCCGTTCGTTTGGATGTTCAACACACCGGTCGAGTCCGCCGTGGTCTTTACCCCAGCACTGCCGGAAATTGCACCGTTATCAGCGTTGATAATGCAGGCCATTAGCTAGACTCCTTACGCCCAAGCGCCAACGCTGACGTTACTGCCAGCCGCGCCAATCGGATAGATCCTAAACCAGCACCCAGCCGCCGTCGTGTAAGCCCCGCCCGGTGCAGCCGAGAGAGTGTACTGCGGAATAAATGTGCCGCCGGTCCCGACAGACACCGTGCCGCTAATTTTGTACATGCGGAAGGTAGCGGCCTGCGCCTGAGCGCCGTTGAGGACGGTGTTGGCTGCTGTTTGGATGTAGTACTGGAACGAACCCGAGTTGCTAAGGTCAGTAAATCCGTTGCTGTTGATAGAACCCGCTTGCGCCCAGTACCCGATGTTGTTGATGGTAGCCGTGCCGCCAAAGCCGATACCGGTCGTGTGCGATGTCGTTCCGGCGGTCTTCGAGAGGGCATAAACCGCCTCAAAGGCGTACCGGGTATTGCTACTCAGGGTCACGCCGACACCTAGAACACTCTGCGCTGTGTTGACGTTTGCGCCAGCAAGCGATGCGTTCAGGACGTAGTACTGCATCCCCGGAACCACGCCGCGCTGAGTACCGGACGGGGTGAAATACGTTGCAGTACCATCATACTCAGAAAGTCCAGCACTAGCAGTACTCAAAGCCGAAGAGGTGTAGACCAACTTACCGGAGGAGTTAAGTCTAAGGGACTCTACGCCACCTTCCGCAAACGCGATGGTGTCTGCGGCGGGAAAGAAGACGCCCGTATTCGTATCGCCAACCGTGGTGATAGACGGGGCTGCGGCAGTGCCGCTGGGAGCCGTAATACCGTTTGATCCGTCAAGAACAATAGGCATTACTTGGACTCCAATGCGGCGAACTTCGCCTCAAGTTGTTCGATACGGGCCATTGCTTCTTGCAGGGCTTTGACTGCTTTCATGTAAAGCACGGAATACTTTACCGACTTGGTGGTGGTGCCGAGGTCGTTACCTTCCTCATCGCGGTCAATCGTTTCCTCCACAAGCCCCGGCGATACGGTTTCGGATTCTTGAGCAACAAGACCAATCTGCAATGGGGCATCTGGGCTGTGCTTGAACCGATACTTACGAATCCGCAGAGACTTGATGTCATCCCATTGCGAGGAAGCATCAACAATGTCTTGCTTTAACTTGATGTCTGATGTTCCAGCATATGAGTTATTTGTGTTTTGAGCATTACCAGAATCAAGAACGCGAAACCTTCCGCTAACATTTCCGTTGTAAAAATCCGCTAAATAATATGTTCCGTTGGTAGTTGTTCTATCGCCCTGTACCGTAATAACAGAATCACTAAAGGTACTATTTGTTGCCCTTACAAGAAGAGCCGTATTGTTATTTGTTTGGTAAAACTCGTGATACAGCGCGGAATTTGAGTAAGTTCCAGTATTGCTGAACTTGCTATAGCCCCCGCTCGTGATGCGGGCGCGTTCAATGGCGCTAGTGCTGAACAGGAGTGGGAAGGCTCCGCGAACATTGACGATTCCGTTGCCAGCCGTATCAACGCCAAACCAAGTCCCATCAATACCGGTGGTGCTGTTGCCAGCAGACATGATGGCGTTGGTCGAGCCGCCGCGATAAAGGCTTAATGCTTGCGTTGGATTGTTGGCTTCAGAGATGCCAAGCCCCGTAGCAGTGAGGCGCATTCTTTCAACGGATGTCGTGTAAAACAACAAGTCACCAGCTGAGTTGCGATAATTAATAAGCCCGTAGTTGCCACTAGATGCAGTAGAGAACACCAGCCCGCTGTCTCCGCTGGATCCGCACTGAATGTCTAGATAGTTAGTGCCAGAGGCTTTGTAAGTTAGAAGTGTGGTATTTCCACCGCCACGGCCTGTGTTTGATGTAGCACCGACACACAAAATACCAGCAGCCGTCAGCGTCATCGCCTGCGTGAACGAAACAGTGTTACCTGCGGTGCCGGTGGCTGCTACATGCCAAGAATGATTACCTCCCCCCGAAGGGCCGGTCATCTGATACCGAGCAGCGCCAACCCCGGTGTACTGATAAATCCAGTTTGTCCCGTTGAACCAAGCACCGTTTGCGACTTGCGTGAAAGTATCCCCCGATGCGGTAGACGCAATTGCTCCGGGGCCAGTAATGTCAAATGACTTGTACCCACCCGCCCATGCGCGAGGCGTCACGCCCAGACCGAGGTTGCCGGAGGAGTCGATGGTGGCTTTGGTAGTAAGACTTCCACCTGTTAATGTTTGAAACGCCAACCCATTTGTCGTGTTACCGCCAACAAGCGCAATTGCATTAGTAGCGTCGTATTGGAAAATTGCTTTAGTGCCACCACCAACTTTTGAGTTATTGATGGTCAATCCATAAGACCCGGATGCACCGCCAGCAAGCGTCAAAATATCAGACGGCGAACTCGTCCCGATGCCGACAGCCTGCGAAGCATCAATACTAATCGCCGTCGTTGGAACTGCGCCGGTTTGGAAAACAAGCGTGCCCGTAGTATCGCTCGTTACCTTGAACGCTGTAGTAGACGTTGTACTGGCGCTTATCGTGCTCATTTAGATGATCGTCCAGATCTGGCCGCTAGTGACCGTTACAACAACACCCGAGGCTACTGTCATCGGGCCAACCGAGATGCCGTTATAACCACTAGCGATAGTGTAGTTCGCCGAGACTGTCGTTGCATTGGCAAAGATGCCGTTACCCGCCTCGAAATTACCCGGAGTGTAAACGTTATTGTTCACGTCCCTGTAGACGGACTTGCCTGCCGGGTAATCGCAGAAGACGCTCTTGGTACCTGCTGAGAAGTTGACGAGACTGCCGCCGTTGGACGATGACAACACCGTATCTCGGGAGAGCGTAGTCCCCGAAGACGTATACGTACCAATGCCCACCTCCCACTCATTAGCGGTCTGGTGAACGATGGCGTAATACGTGGTGTTAGCGTTGCCAATCGCAGCGAACGACTGATAGCCCGTCTGCGCCCCAGCAAGAGTTACCGTGCCAGTGCCAGCAGTAGTCGTCGTCTCATTGACACGATCAGCAAGTACAAGAGGCATTTTAAGCCCCCATCAACTGATCTTCTGCAAACCAACGCTGCTGACTGATCCCGTCCGTGTCGGTCCACTCGATGAGGTAATAGATCACTCCATCCTCAGTCATACGCAGCGCGATCACAGGACCTTCAGGCACAACAGCCTTTACGCGAACCACATCACCTTTCTTGTGCATGGGATGCTCCTTAAGCAGCGTCAAGGCTGAAGGTATAGGTCACGTTGAGCGTGTCACCAGAAGTAACGTTGCGATCACCGGGGGCTTGGAAATCCGCCGCCGAGAACAGGATGCCGGTCGTGCCAAGCTTGGTGCTGTTGCTGATCAAGAACGCCCCGCCAACCGTAGCCGTGGCGTCGATGTTGTACTGGGCAGGCGAAGCCGAGTTGGTGATGATCGACGGGTCCGCAGTCGAAGCCGTGCCGAACGTAGCCGCAGGACGGGTCGCGTTGCTATACGGGACGATCTCAGTCCAACCAGCATGTGAAGCAGCCGTATCCGAAGCCGCCGGAGTATTCGACGCAGCCGCGCCGTAAAGCCCGATGAACCACGCAGCGGTATACGTCACGCCTGAAAAATACTTGGCGTTCATGTCCTGAAGGCCCACGTTCACCACGAGGTTCTCGGACTCAGCAGCCCACTTCAGGTTGCCTTCTGCATCACGGCACTCGATACGGAAAACGCCGCCGCCACGAAGACCTTCCTTCGCGCCGTCACTCTTGGTGATCGAAGCCGCCGCCTCGTCTACCGACTTAGCCTTGTTGGTAAGCATCTCAATAACTCCTTAAGTAAATCGAAGCAGCGCAGAATCGGATGAATTGGTCGGCATCTGCACCGTGAAGGTGTTGGTAGCGATCTTGTCTGCGCCAAAACTCAGGACCGCTATGGACTTGTTGCTCTTGCTTGCGTTGTAGATGAGGCCGCCTGCCGCCGTGAAGGACGCCGGGTTCCACACAGCATTGTTGAAATCAACGTAGACCACGTTGTTCGCCGTGTTGATCGTAACGCCGGTCAAGACCACGCCCCCGGCAACATAGCTACCGCCGACAACCTCGTTTGAGGTCGTGTAGACCGTGGTGTTCTCATCCAAGGTCGCGTTGCTTGTGTAGAGCGCAAGCTTGATCGTATCCGTCAGCAGGTTATGCACCGCCTGCGGAAGTTCAGCCTTGAAGCTCAGCGTTTGGGTCTGAAAGATCACGCTGCCACCATCTTATTAGACTTGCGCCGGTTTTCAGTCATGAGGACCACCCGCAGGTTATCCGGCACGTGCAATCCTGAAACCTCAGCGCCCCGCAACGGATACATGTGGTCCACTTCCCACTGCACTTTAGTCAGCTCGGTACGGAGCAGGGCAAGATCATAGACCTCGTTGATTAGCCAATGATGTTCAGTACCGGGCGCAGCCCACGCCGGAGTAGCTTTAGTTTTTGCCGCATATCGCCTAGCAGTACGAGCATTAACCGCGCCACGATTGCGCTTAACCCACCGCGAACACTTTTTGTTATGCCGCTCTCGGTTTTTATCTGTCCACTCCGTAACCGCTTTAATTACTTTTTCACGGTTGGCAACATAGTAATTTTTTACATGCGTAATGACACACGGTTTGCAGCGGTTCGCAAAACCATCTTTACGGCTCTTATCCCGATGAAACTCGGTCAGGGCTTTAATTTCGCTGCACTTGGTACAGGTTTTCATGATGTCACTGGGATTCTAACTTGCCCGGAACGATACGCATCACGCCGGTTGAGGCCATCGCCAAGGCGGGCCAACTGACCAATGGCTTCCTGATACTTCTGCTCATAGTACTGCATCATGTCGGCTTCACCCTTCAGGTAGGTGTAAGCCTCACGGAGTGTTCCGTAGAGCAGTACGGTTTCAAAGTTGTCACCGAGCCACGACGTACCCGCAGTGACAATTGACTGCGGCAGGTAATAGTAGTGCATCTCTACCTGATACGCGGCATTCGGGGTCGGCCCCAAGATCAAGGTATTGTCGTCGAAGATCGCGTAATACTTCGGGATGCCCGTGTCATCCGGGTCGGGATATGACTGCCGGATGAAGTTCACGTCCTTGTCGAGCAGGAACTCCTGAGCGTTCGTCGTCGGGTCGATCACCGTCAAAGAGAACGTCGCAAGCCAGTCGCCCGGTAGCGTCAGGTACTTGTTGTTGATGGACAGAGTACCAATCTGGTTGCGACGGATCGCCGGGATCTGGACCGAGTTGTAGATCCGCTCTTCCGCAAGTCCCACAAAGGTAGGGATGTTCGCTACGAACGACGTTTCAGTCGATTCGCAGTACTGCTGTACCAGTGTAGTGAGCGTTGCGTAGTTCATGGTCTAGAAGTATTACTTCTCTTTGCCCTGACGCGTCAGCACGCCAGCCAAGCTGCGCTTGTCGAGGTTGACCCCCTCAATGAACTTGCGGCCCTTGGTGGCAGCGCCGTAGCCCTGCATGTCCATGTGGGTCACGCCACGGTTCACATCCGTCTCCGGATAGCCGTTCTCGCCCGTAGGAGCGCTGTTCGGCTCAGGCTGCTTGTACTTGCCAATCGGGTTCATGTCCCAATCGAAGAACTTGAAATCAGGCTTACCCATGATGATTACCTCGGGCCAGACGAACCGCGCATCGGGCTGCGCTGATTCATGACCTTAGCCATGCCACGACCGTACTTCTTCATCTCGCTGTTGGTCTTGCCACCAGTACGCATGTTCTTGACCCGACCCGGACCGTGAGCCTTGCTCGCCGGGAGAGCCGCATGCTTCTCAAGTTTACTCGCCATTTTAATACTCCTAGGTCGTTACGACCGTTACATCGCCTACGTATCCCTTGGATACGAGATAATTCGGGGTCAGCCCTGCATCATCTGCGCTAGCCCCACCAACCGGGTTCCAGCCCCACTGGATCATTCTACTACCACCCGCGCCGTCATTGCCGGGTGCAAAATAAGTCGTGTCCGGGCGAGGGTTCCGTATTGCCTGCGGATCGTCCACCGGGTAGAGACCAAGCGACAACTGCGGCTGATCAGGTTCCCAACACGCCCCACAAACAAGGATATTAACGTTCTTGGTCTTGATGACAAGCGGCCTAAGCTCCTTCAGCTTAAAGCGCCACCCGCAGCGGTCACACTGCGAGATAGCATTTTTGCCACTTGCAAACCGATTAGGCATCAGTAGCCCCCAAGGAAGCTCTGTCTCGGCACGAACCGCACCGCAGCCTTCTCCCGATCCTCGCCCGCAGCCAGATCCCAAGCCTCGTCGTACTGAGCCTTGAGCGATGCCATCCTAGCTTCAGAGCCGGGAATCTTCATCGAGAGCATGTAGGCCAAGCCCGCGACCATGCAGGGCAGGAAGCGGAACGGGATGTCCTGCCCGTTAGAGCCATTACCCACGTCGAACATGCGGCGCAGCCGGGTGTAGTAAATGGTGTACGGGGTGCTGTTGTCGGGCTTCGGCCACACCGTGAACTGCGGATAGACCACGACATTATTGGCATCGGTTGCACCCGTACGACGATTGATCCAGATCTGGATCGGACGCCCCGTCGCGTTCTTGTTCGGGATGGCAACGTAGGTGCTGGACGAAATCCGGCTGATGTTGATGTCGATCTGGTTCGTGCCGGTGCCCGTCCGGATCACATGGTCAAGCAAGTCCACCGTGTCGGCAGGGAGGTCATAGGTCCCGACGTTGTAGGTCAAGGCATGCGTGCCCTGCTCAAGCGTCCACAGATTGATGCCCCGGTTGGACCAGTCCATGAGCAACAGGGACAGACTACGCTTAGCCGTACGCAGGTCGTAACCGCTACGAAGTTCCGCACCACAACGCTCGAAAGCCTCTTCCACGATGGTGTTGAGGTCGAGATTGAAGTCGGTTGTGGCTGTAGTCTTGTCGGCCATTACTTCTTACCCTTTACCCGCTTGGCGGAAGCTGCGCGTTTTAGCAGCAACGCCTTTGGGTTGCCGGACGAACTGCTTGCCTTGGGCTTTGCCTTTTCGCTTGGCGGCGGTGGTTCGGGCGTACTCGGAGGAGCTGAGAGCATTGATCGCAGATTCCGGAAGATATCTTTCACCCGTGTCAGAAGATCGTTTACCACTTTTGGTTCTCCATTTCTGCTGAGTCCATGCCTTAAGCGACTGCTGTGGGGCTTTCATATTAGTCCTTGTACGAACCGCCCTTGGCCTTATAGCTCTTGGCAAGCAGCTGCGCCTTGCGGGCGCTCCATTGACCTGCCTTGGTACCCTGCACAGCCCGAGACTTGATCGACTTGAACAGGCTCTCACGCATGCCGGGCTTGGTGTAGTTCCCGGCCTCGTTGACCTTGCTCTCGCCGCCCTTCTTGAAAGTCTTGACGGGCTTGTCGTCCCCACGGCGCTTAGCACGGGGGATCTTGCTAGGAGCCATAACACCCATACCACGCGACGGCATCATCAGACGAACTTCCCGCGAGTCTTGCCCTTGGTAGCGCAGCCATCAGCACGCTTGGACGCAGACGAGACGGAGCCGCCGGAAGCGTACTTTTTCACCCGCCCACCAGAGCGCATACCGTCAACTTCACGAGCCTCCCGTGCGGCTCTCATCATAGCGGTTTTCTGCTGGTTTTCAGTCATAGCATCGACACGCTTGCCAATGTCGTACCGGCGTTTAGCGGTTTTAAGTCCTTGTGCAACACGCCCTGCAGGAAGCAGACTGGCAGCACCGAGAGCAAATTTACCCACTGCGTCGGAACGCTCATCGGGCGTCATCCCGGTCTCTTCCACCTGACTACGGTATCCCGTAGCACGATCACTAGGCAGGGAAATTCCCTTACGCTTTGGGGTACGTCGTGGGCTGTTACGCTGCGTAGGACCGCCTTCCGTCACGTCGTCTTCTGACGACGGCAAATTGCCTCGCGGCGTGAGGTCGTCCATCGGATCGTCTTTTCTGTCGGTCGTATACTTTTTGCCCTGCCACGTAAAAGTTTTGCCCGGACCAAGTTCGCGGCGCTTCTTCTTAAAAGCGTCGTCAAAAGACATATCGTCAATAGGTTTCATACAAACTTTCCTCGGGTCTTACCCTTAGTAACACAACCATCAGCTCGCTTGGAAGCGGAGGAGACGGAACCACCCTTGGCGTAAGACTTCATAGTACCGCCACTTTTTGCGGTAGTTGTGCGACCTTTCCGACCAAACATTTTCATATAAGTTTCAGGGTCTATCGCTCGGTCGTCAAAATTTTTTCTACGCTCACGTTCTTGTCTTTGTCTCAATTCCATCTGCTCTTTGTCGTACCGTTTCTGCTCTTCAGGAGACAAGCTCTCCCGGTACGATTCTGGAGTTACGACTCTATCTAATATGACAAGATCGTCCTCCCAATTTTTGGGTGCAGGCGCATCAGGAGCCGAGGGGGTCGCCCTAGGCTTTTCTACCGGATTGCGAAATCCTGTAGCACGATCTCCCGGAAGCGGGATTCGCCTGCGCTTGGGCGGGCCATTAGCCATTAGCACTTACCGCCGTAGGCCATCTTGACCATCTTGCCCTTGGTCTTGCCCTTAGCAGTGATGCCATCGGCACCTTTGCGGTAGACCGCGCCGCCTTCCTTGTAGCCCTTGACCATCGCACGACCCATCGTGTCCGGCGTACGGCGCTTCATGGCGCGACCGGCCTTGTCAGCCATACCTTTCATTTTCATCTTCATTTCGACTTACTCCTGAATTTACGGCCTTTGTCGGCCTTGTTGAATTCCTTCGCCACTTTGGTCGGGACTCCGACTTTCTTAGCAAAGGCTGGGTTATGGGCGGCAGCGGCCATCAGATTACGCTGCGCCTTTGACTTACTGGGCACGGTGCTGTTCCACCAGTCGATCAATCTTCTGCTCAAGCCGGTCCAGCCGGTCCATGAGCATCTGCGAGTCAGCCCGAACTTCAACGCGGGTGATGTGGTCCCGCGCAACTTCTTCACGGGTCTTGTTGAGCAGGATCCCAATACGATGGATCTCGTCAGACTTCTCTTTCATCACGTACCCGATAAAAGCAAGTACGGCAGTCAGGGCTATGTTCCAGATCAAGATGTCCATCTCAACAATTCCACGCCCTGAGCGACTTGTTGATCCGGCTGTTTGGGTCATTCGCTGTCTTGGCACTCGTAAGCTTTTTCTTCATGCCCGACATGCGAGCACAGAACGATTTCTTACGAGCACCGCCTTCAGGCTGAGGACGCTTCAGGCCCGGCTTACCCGGATTGGCCTTGTTGTAGGAAGCCCGGCCTTTGGCATTCAAGCCGCCAGCCGGGTTCTTCCCTTCCTTGCGTTGCCACGCAGGAGACTTAGCCATAGAACACCATCACCGAGACCACGCTCGTCAGATCGACGTAGATGTCAGTCTGAAAGAGCAAGCCTTCGCCGGGGATCAGCACATAGTCCGGCGTCGTGGACGAAGCAAGCGTGTTGATCGTCAACCTGACCGAACCGGAAGCCCCGCCGTCCTTGAACACCACGCTGCCTGCAACGGTGTCGGGGACGATGTACACAGCCTTGATGCGGTTACGTCCAAGGATATTGCCCGCCTGATCAGCGAGGAGCCCATCCGTCGTTCGGACCGCACTGGCTAAGACGTCTGTTTGCATAGCCATGTGAGGCTCCTATTAGGCGATGGTAACGTTGTACGACGCGAGGATCGCCCAGCCAGCCGAGGTGTAGATCAGGGTCACGCTGTCGCCAACCGCAGCAAACGTAACCGTGCTGAAGCCGATCTTCGTGGTCGGGGTGAGCACCGCCGAACCACCGTCAACCGCGTGGACGATGTACTTGAGTTCGCCAACCGCGCCGTTGGCAAGCGTCAGGGCCTGCGACACACCGGACGTGGTGAGCGAGGTGAACGCGTTGGTGATGTCAACCGCGCCAGCGCCCGAGAGCGACTGGGTGCCAAGGATCACATCAGTCCCGAAGGACGAGTTGACGGTCACGGCACCCGAGGTGCTGTTGATGCTGATGGACTGGAAGCCGTTCTGTGAACGGACCGGCCCCGAGAACGTGGTATTAGCCATGTATATATCTCCTCACATGCGAGTAATAACGGTGCTTATCAGTCTGCATGTCGTCAGTCGGGGCTGTCTGATAAGCGAATTTTTCCCGAAGGTTCTGTATACGCTCAATCAGAAAGGGTGTCAACAAGCTGATTTGACTTGGCGAGGTTTTCCTCGCGGGTGATGACCCGCAGGTTCCAAGGGACGTGGAGACCGCATACAAATTCAGAGCGTAGGGGGACGATGTGATCCACAACGTACTGCTCCCCGGTGGTCTTGGTCATTGTCATGGCGATCTGGTAAAGCTGCCGGATTTCGCTCTTTTGCCTACGAGTAAGCCACTTGGGGGTCGCTATGCGGTGTTTGCGCCGCCGGGCTTTGGTGTCGGCACGGACCCAGAGTTGATTACGGTCTTTCCACGCCTTCTGGTATTTCCTTTTTTCCGATAAAGGCCGGGCCTGCGCCCGAGCAATTATTGCATCACGGTTTTTCTCGTAGTACTCCCGCTTAGCTTGTTTGGCTATTTCGGACTGGTTGTACTGCTTAAAGTACTCCGCACGGGTTACGTTTCTTTTCTCCGAGTCAACCCTTAAGCATTCAGTGCAGGCCCCTTTCGTCTTGCGGGGGGCAACATGGCCGTGCTTACACGGCTCTCCAGTGAAGTAATGCTTAGCCCCCGTAGCCTTGGCTTCGACACGAGACTTAGGCAGAGTTGAAGTGTCCATCAGCCACCTGTGAGTTACGATACAGGTAATGGTACTTAGAGGGTTTCAAAAGGTCAAGACAAAAAGAAGGGGGGCCGAAGCCCCCCTCCCAATCAGCGTAAGTTACTGATTTATCAGGACGAACCCGGCGAACCGAAGATGCCGAGCGGGTCACTCCAGCCGAAGCTGTAACGCTCGCGGCTCTTGTAACGGACGTTCCCCGTGTCGAAGTCTCCATCCATGGAATTCGCCAGCGGCGAACGGACGAAGTGCTTCAGGCCATTCGGAACATCGGTTCGGAGGAACCAGCCGTTCGTGTCGGTCAAGTAGTGGTTGACCGTATAGCCTTCCGGGATCGAGCCCATCGCCTTGAGGGCGTTGATGTCGTTATCAGCGGTCGCAACACGGAGCTCCGTGTCAAGAAGACGCTTGGCGACGAACATCAAGGACGGGGGCACGATGAGCTTACGTGGCTTCGCCGCAATGAGCAGACCACGTTCGTCAGTCCAACCAGCGATCTGGATCACTGCAGCCTCAAGCGAAGTCTCGTTGAGGTCCGAAGCGGTCAGACGGTTGCTGTTGACGCCGCCCGAAACGAGCGGATGGTTCGCATTGCAGAGCGACACGCCGTCACCACCGGTCACACCGGCAGCAAAAGCGTTGTTCAGGACCGAAGCAGCCTTGACCTGCTTCGTGTACGCCATAGCGCGGGCAAGGCCCTTGGTGTAGCGCTTGCTGAGCGAGTCGTACAGATTGTCCTCAACAGCCTCTTCCGTGATGGAGAAGCCGAGAGCAATCGTCTCGTGGTTGTAACGAGCCGTCCAAGCTTCCTGCGCATTATCGTACGCAATGGCCTGACCCTCGGGCTTGACCGGGGCAGCGGAGAACCCGCTCAGCTTCGTCTCTTCTTCAAAGGAACGCTCGGAGGTCTCAGTCTCGTAGATCTCCTTGTGCTCCTCACCATACTGCTTGTACTCCAGACCGAACAGGGCGTTCAGGCCGGGCAGCAGCTCCTTAAGAAGTTGTGCGCGTGAAATAGCCATTTCTTAGAACTCCCTATTAGGTGCCGACCGTGTTGTTGTACGCGTGGTAAGTCGCGTTGAACTTCACGATGAACTCAACAAAGTTGCCGCTGGTGTTAACCGAATCGGGGACGATATCAATCACGCGAAGCGGCAGCGAAGTCGCAACGTTGTTGATAAAGACGCCCATACGGCTGTTGCCAGTCGTCGAGGAACCCGTGTTGAGAACGAGCTCCGCATTGGTGCCAAACGAGTTGGCACGGCTGATGAACGCCGGGAGAAGACCGCCCGTCGAACTATCCGCCACGTTGCTGGTCACGTTGACGACACGGTACAGCGCGTTCGGATCATCCGAGACATACGCCGTGATGTCGTCAGCCGCAACACTACCGGGGTAGTACTGCGAGAAGAGCTTCTGCTTCGTGGCCGGGTTCGTGTAGGAACAGCCAAGGAACACGCCGATCACACCGGCAACCGAGTTGGTAGCCTGATTCTGAAGGGTCGTGATGATGACATTTCCCGACGAGTTCAACTGCACGACATCGCCGTTATACATGGCAGTGCCGTAGTTGTTCCCAATCGCGATCTGTCGAGTAGCACCCGCAAACGGAAGGCCGCCGACCAAATTGACCGGCTTAAGTCCGTAAGGGGCATCAACAGTGGGGTAAGCCATTTGATACTCCTAAAAGATGAATTTATTTACCGCCACGCCCGAAAGAGACGCCCGACTTGCGCTCATTAAAGATCGCCATGTTTGAGCGGTCGTCTTTCTGACGCATAAAGTTGTTGTCAACAGCTTCCATCTGAGCCTGAGCCTGCTTGAGATAAAAATTATCTCGTTGCTTCATCATCTCTTCAGGGGCCTTGCACAACAACAGCCCGCCGATCTCGACATTTCCCTTGAAGCGGGAGTTCGGATCAGCCTGTAACATCAGCTCCGGGTGGTCTTCGGCCTTGCAGGGCTCCCAACCTTCACGGAACTTGGAGGACGTATTCGTTGGGTCTGCTGTGCCCATCAAACTGGTCCGGATCCACCTGAATACCCAACCCGGCTGTTCCTTGGGTGAAGGAAGAACCTGTGGGGGTGCCCAAGCGAGTTTGCGCAGCCCGGATTCTCGGTTTTCGAGTTCACGAGTAAGTCTGTTCTCAGCCATTGTTATTCTCCAATTTCATGATTTCACGTGCGTACTGTTCATTGCTGATGCCAAGCTTCTTGGCAAGCGCAACTTGAGTCGGTGTCAGGCGGACCTGACGCGGCGCGGTTCCCCGCGTTACTGGAGCCACTACATTGGCTGGCTTTGTGCGAGATGGCTTTTCAGCTTCCCTCGTTTGAGGAGCTTCGTCTGCCTCGCCTTCGTTGAAGGACTCAGGAAAACGCTTCCTCATGGTCTCGTCAATTCGCCGATAGTAATCGTCACTACGCGGATCAACACCAGACCGGACCAACTTCTCATGCAGGCCGAGTGCGAGGGCGGTCATTTCCTCGTCATCGCCAAACCACGTGTTCCTTGCCTTCCAGTTTTCTGCTTTCTGGTCAGCGGGTTGCGGCGGCGTCGTAACCTGTTGTGTGGGTTGTACTCTTTCTGACTCGTCTTGTAAAGAGGGCTGGAAGCGCTCGTACTCCTTAAGGCGGAGCTTGGCATCGGTCAGGGCTTCCTGCGCATCGGTGATTTTTTCAGAGTCCCCGGAGTCATATGCCTGCTTCAGGCGGTCCTTGGCAGTGTTCAGCTCGTTGGTAGCGGCCTTGGTAACCTCTTGGATGTAGGCTTTTTCGCCCGTTCCAAGACGCTGCTTCAGGCGACGGTTCTCTTCCATCTGGGCCTGAGCGAACTTAAGAGCCTCGTCCTTTTCACGGGAAACGGCCTCTTTAGCACGACGCTCGTCGTGCCAGACCTTCTTCATCTGCCCAAGGCGCTTCTTGACCTTTTCGGAGTACTCCTCAAGGTCGTCCTTGTCGAGCTCGTCCACGATCTCCTTCGGGAGAGGCTTACGGCCCCTATCCTCTGGCGGGGTATCGTCCTCGATCTTGACCTCAAACTCGGGTTCTGCTTCTGCCTTATCGGCAGGGATCTCGTCGGGAAACTTAAATTCTTCTTGTTGCATAAAAACAACTCCTTATGCGCGACGGATGCCACGGGGGTCTTGGACCACCGCTTCCACCGTGTCGTCGTTGATGATGCGGAACTCACGTCCGTGGATGACCACGCGGGTGCCGGAATAGGGTCGTGTCAGCACGAAGTCCCCCTCCTTACACCACGGCCCGGTCGGGAACCGATCCTTGTCGGCATAGCAAAGGTCACCCATCTTGACGATGAACAGGACAACGGTCGTCTGCTCTTCGGTCTTCTTGGTGTCCTCAGCCTTGATCAGGCCCCCTTCATACTCCTCCTCCACCTGCGGCACTGCGCAGAGGATTCGGTATCCCTTTGGATCGGGAAGAAGCTTTGCCTTCTCTACTTGCTCTTTAGTCGCTTCAATATCAATGTTACTCATTATCGCGCTCCAAGCGTTTTGCAAGGTCTTTGATGTGATTCTTTGCGAGTTCAAGACCCTGTAAAGCCCCGCAAAGTCGTTTGTATTCGCCCTCGTCCAGTTTGCCCTGCACAACGGCTTCAACGATCAAGATGCGCTCTTCTTGGAGTTTTGCGTCCAAGTATTCCAGAGCGTTGGAATAACTCATGCTTCACTGCTCCCGCCTTCTGGCTGTTGAGTTTGCTCGGCTTGTTTACGACGCATGTCCACGTCGTCTCGTGCTTTGCCGATATCAAGCCCGAGTCGTACACCTTCAATCTGCTGCTTGGCCGCAAGAGCCGCCTTGTCCTTCTGGATGTCCACGCCAAGACGCGCCGCCTCAAGCTGCTGTCGTCCAGAGGCTTCGGCCTTACGAAGCTCAAGTTCATCGAGCTTGGCGGCAGCGTCCACCATGTCCTTCTGGGTCTTGCGCTGCTGTTCTGCCATACGGATCTGGCCGTCGATCTGAGCCTGCTGCGCCTTGGTCTGCGCCAACAACTGCTTGATCTGCAAATCCATCATCTGCATCTGTACAAGCGGATCCTGCTGTTGCTGCTGCGCCTGTTGAGCCTGCGCCTCGGCCTGATCCTTCTGCAAGACACGCGCTGCGGCCACCGCAGCAAGCTGCGAGAGCTGGGCCTCGAACTCAGGCGGCAGGTCGTACTCGTCGTTGTCACCCTGCGGCAGCGGGGGAAGGGCCGCACCAAGCTGCTTCTCGATCTCACGGCGGTACTGGAACGCCATGTGCTCCATGATGTGAGCTTGGATGGCACCCTGCATCTGCTGAGCCTGCGGGCTCTGCCCGATCATCGCCGCGATCTTCGGGTCCTGCATGAGAGCCATGTGGACCTGCATGTGGGCCTCGTGGTCCTGATACATGAACGCCTTGGCAGGCTTGCCCGTCATCAAGTCCATGTTCTCGGTGATGGGGTCACGCGGCTTGGCATCGTCCGGCAGCGGGATGATCTTGTCGGCATTCTTGACCCCAAGGGTCTCGATCATCTGCCTGTGAAGATGCGGCAAGTCATAGATCTGCGGGGCGGTCTGCGAGAGCTGCAGCACGGCTTGGTACTGCACAATCTTCTGCGACATCGTGGCCGCGTTTGGATCCGACACCGGGATGACATCCACGTCATCGTAGTCGGCCTTCTTGGCCTTGCGGCTGCCCACCTCGGGCTCGTACGAATACTCATCCGGGGTGTTGTCACGGATGATGCCCGCGAGGAGCTTGAACTCCTGCTTCATCGTGTAATAGATGCGGGCCTGCACCGCGCTCATCACTTTGAGAACACGCTCAAGGATGGCAAGCGTCGTACCGACCGGGGCCTGCGAAGACATGTCGCTGACCTTGAGGTCCGACACCGCAGCGAAGCGGCGTCCTTCCTCGACAATCCGGTCCATCAGGAGGGAGAGCGTCTGGCTCGGCTCCTTGTACGGCAGGGGCAAAATGTTGTCGCGGATCGCACCCGAAGGCACGTCTACGTCGCGGAACTCTCCGGGAGCAATGGGGGTGTCGTCGCCCTTGATACGCAGGCCACGTGACTTGAGACCACCCGGAAGATTGCTGAGAGTTCCCGCATCGACAAGCTGGCGCAGGAGCGAGGTGGCTGCCTTAGAGTGGCCGCCGATGAGATGAATAAGTCCAAAATAGTAGAAGCCAAAGCCGGGGATGTACCCGTAATGCACAAAGTGCTGCCGCTTCTCCTTGAGTTTGTCATCTTCACGCCAATTGCGCCGAATCGCCAAGATCGTCCCGGTGCCCTTCTCGATGGTCACTACATAAGGAAGAGCGAGCCCGGTCTCGTTGTTGTCCTCGTCCACATCCGGATAGCCCGGCAGTTCAATGTTGACGTGCATCTCAAGGAGCTGGAACCGGTCGTCCATCGACGCCGAAAAGCCTTGATCCTCGGCCTTCTGCTTCTCAACCTCGTCCATCGTGCGGATCGGGTCGCCAAGGTCGATGTCCCGGTAGAACCCCGCATACTGGAGCTTGCGCAGCTCGTTCTTGGTCTTACGCATGCGGTGCGTAACACGGTCGGTCGTCTCAAGGTTCGGAGCGCCGTAGGGGACGATGATGTCCTCAGCCGGGATAAAGACCGCAGTCTGACGGTTGAGAGCTGGGTCGAAGTACATCTTCTTGAAGGCGTTGCCCGCCAAGGCAAGCGAGAGGAGCAGGCGCTCATGCTCCGGGCGGTACTCCTTCATGACCTCGGTCAGCTGGTAGTTCATGTCGTCCGCCACGCGGATGGCGGCGTCCTTCTTCTCCGGGGTCTCGCGGCCCACAATCTTGGTCTTGACCGGCCCGGCAGCGGGGAAGGTCTCCATGATGGTCTCGGACTGGAACTTGACCGCCGACTCCATCAGGAGGGGGTGGAACACGCCACACGCACCCGGCCACGGCTCCGTACGCTCCTCGTACTTGATGCCAAGGATCTTCAGTCCTTTAATATAGGTGTCGAGCCATTCTTTGCGGCTGGAGAGGTCCTGCTCAAAGTTCCCAATGAGATCGCCCGCAAGACTCTGCAGGTCGTTCTCGTTCATGTAGTCGGCAAGGTTCGCATCGAACTGTTCAGCGCGGGGCTCTTCTTTCATGAGCTCGATGACGGCACCGTCGATGCCGATACGCACTGCCTCCGGGTCCACAATCTCAATCTGCAGGTCGGGCTCAGAGGACAGGGCATCAAGCCCCATCGGCGCTTCGTACAAACCTTTATCAATGGCCATCTAAAATCTCCTAGTAATACGCTTCGCGTCTGTGGCTCTTGAACCACTTGGTCGGCTCGGGCTCATCTGTCGGCAGGCGTATGAACCCGCCCTGCCTGAACCTCAAGAGTGCCAAAGTCGTCGCGTCCACCAAGTCATCATGTGTGCCGGATGGGAAGTCGTTGCACTCCTCGACCACCTCCCAAGCCCAGCGCCTGTCTGGTACCCAGACTATACCTGAAGAAAAAAGGTCAGATACGGCGTTTACTCTACTTATCTTGTCCTGACCCTTGCCCGGCGTGAACTCGCTGAGGGGCACCCCCATCCGACGCATCTCCTGATAGAGCGCCGCACCGTTCGATTTCTTCTCGACGATGAAGGTGTCCGGGTTCCAGTCCTTGTACTCCTCCAGCACCCGCTGCTTGAGCTCGGGGAACTCAAGACGCTCCTTGATGGCGTTCAGCAGGATGATGTTGTAGTTATTGACTTCTTCGTTGAAGAAGACGCCCCAAGTCAGGAGGGCATTAAAGTCCGACCGGTTGGTCTTCTCCTGCGCGGCGTCAAGCGACATTATTATGTGCTCGCACTGTGGCGGGGTCTCCTTGTCCCAGACCTGCCACCACTCCCGCTTGATGAGGGCACCTTCCTCCGATGTCGGCTGCTGCATGTACTGGGCCTGCCAGTACCGCACGTCCATCGAGGCTTTCTTGCCCATCAACTCGTCAATGCCCCAGAACTCAGGCCAAAGCGGCTTGTCGTTCAGGATCGCCGGGAACTCGACCACTTCCCACTGATCAGTACCCTCTTCGCGGGTCATGTGGTCCACGATCTTGCCGGTGAGGTCGGATTTACTCCAACGGGTCATCACCACGATGATCGAACCACCCGGCATCAGTCGCTGGACAGGGCCTGACTGGAACCACTCCCATGCTGGCTCAAATACATCTGCTCGACCTTGCTTAGCATCCTGTTCAGAATGAGGGTCGTCAATAATAAAGAGATCGGCACCACGGCCAGCAAGAGCGCCACCAACGCCAATAGCGAAGTACTCGCCATTAAAATTCGTACCCCAACGAGACGCAGACTTACTGTCCGCTTGAAGCTCAACCTGCGGGAAAATGTCACGGTAAGACTCCGAACCGACCAAGTTACGCACCCGACGACCGAAGTTCACCGCCAAATCGGCAGTGTGGGACGCCATGATGACCTTCTTCTGCGGGTTTTTGCCTAGGAACCAAGCAGGTGCTAGGTACGAGATCATCTCCGACTTGCCATGCCGAGGGGCGATGTTGACGATGACCCGCTTCTTCCTGCCTGCCTCTATGTCCTCGAATATCTTGGCCAGTTTGTGATGATGCGGACCCACTTTGTAGCCCGGATACACGTGCTGGATGAAGTCTAGGAACGAGTCCTTGCCCAATTTCTGCGTGATCTGGGTCTGATACTGCTTCAAGAGCTCCGCAACACGCCGTTTTTCCTTCTCCGGCATCGTCGGCAGGGCGCTTTTCAGCTTTTCGAGGTTTTCAGGCGTCAGTTGCAGCACGTTTCTCGCCTACAACGCGGTACTCGATACCCTCAAGCACCGACATGAGCTCCTTTTCGACCTCTTCGATGGGCTTGATCACGTGCGTGACCTCGCTTCGCTTCTTGAAAGCGTCGATTCCGTCCACTTCGCCGAGTTTAGTCAGGGCTTGGATACGGGTTTTACTGTTGTCGGAGTTCTCAGCCTCTTCAAAAAGGCGGTTTATCACGTACAGTTTGAGCTGAGCAAGGTCGTCCACGATCATGTGGTTATACCTAGCAGCCATACCAGCAAGCATTGCAACGGTTTCGTTCGGGTACTTGCTGTAATCAATACGGGTATGCGGGTTCTGAAGGTGAGCACGGGCAAGTTCTTTCGCCTGCTCCATGTCTTCTTCGTTCGGAAGCAACGGCGTGCCCGTCAACTCGGACACAAGCCTAATTGTCCTAGCCCGCATCTCAACCTCAGCTTCAGGAGTGAGGTTAGGCAACGCTTCAGCGGCGTTTGCGGGGAGCGGTATGTTCTCGTCAATCTCGGGTATTAGTACATCATGCATGGCGTATATGGAGCCAAGTTCCCTAGGTACACATACTATATACGAAGTAAAACGGCATGGAACCAAAAAAAGTAACGGGGGGTGTTTTTATAGTAAGGGGGTGGGGTATTGTCAAGTAGAAACCTAATTAACGATGGGGGGAGG